CGGTAACCGTGCAATAGTCTTCGCTAGCAAAGAAATCGAATCTCTTCTTAATAATGCCGAGTCCCACGCCGGGAACACCGGGAAGGTTGTCGGACTTGTCTCCTGCCACAGCACGGGCTAGCGCCATGTTTGTAGGATGAATACCGTACTCATCAAGCAGACGATTTGAGTTCATAATCTGCTTTTGGATTGGTCGGTATACAATAGTCTCTTCGTCGCACAACTGAAAGAAATCCTTGTCGCTGGATACGATAACTTTCTGCCAGCCTTTGAAGTGCTTCATTCGCACAACATATGCGATAACGTCATCTGCCTCGACCGCTGGTAGCATAACCTGTGAGACTGGCATCTCGTTAAGGTACTCGATCAGTCGCGTCTGTTGCCAGACTTTGTTTTCCATTTCCTCGTTCTCGGAAAGGTTGCGAATGTCACGATTCAGTCGGATAGGTTTGCGCCCTTCCTTATAGTTCTTGTTCGTAGACTTCCTGCGCTGTGAACCTCCAGCACCATCCCATGCGATAACAATGTGGTCAGGCTTCACCTGACGGGTCATAACCTGTAGCGATTGTAGAAACCCCTTGAGTCCGCCCAAGGGCTGACCGTTGCTGGACAAGCTAGGATTTACAATGTAATTTCGGAAATACATATTCAGCGCGTCAATAACTAGCAAGCGTTTCATGCTGCCACTCCTTCTGCAAGAATCTGACGGTAGCGGAGCAGAGCTTGCTCCTTGAACTTAGCCTCGATCATAACGTCGAAGTCGTTACCGTAGTCGTCGAAAGGGTTAATAATGTAGTCGGAGTGAGCCTGCGGCTTGATCTTGGGGTTGTTATGCTCGACGGAGCGTGACTCTGCGTAGTGAACAACAGGCTTGATGTCACCCCATGTGGACAACGCTAGCTCAAGGGCTTCTTGCTCGGACTGACCGCCGGGATGCAACATGTGGTGGTGATAGTCGAACACGATAGGGATACCGATGCGCTTGTACACACCGTCATACAACTCCTGAGTAGAGTACAGTGACGGCTTGTCGTCATTCTCGACAGTAAGGCGTGAGCGCACAGACTCTGGCAGGCGCTCAAAGTTGCGACAGAAGTTGTCGAGGGCAAACGGCTTGTCGCCGTAGGCAGCACCGACGTGAATGTTGAGCTTGGCATACGGAGTACGTGGCAAGCCGATAAGGTCGAACAAGTCAGCATGCACAGTTAGGTCGGTAGCAGTAAGCTGAAAGACACGCTCCTTGGGTGAGGCGAGCTTGTTGAATGGACCGGGATGTGATGTGATACGCATGCCGTGCTGACGTGCGAAGTTGCCGGCTGACAAAGCAGCAGCGTGGATGGCACCGTAGTTGGGCATATCCTGTAGGTTGTACTCGCTAGCCCATGGGATAATGTCGGAGGAGATACGAAAGAAATAAATGTCGTTGTCAAGATTCCACTGTAGGATCTTGCGTAGGTCACGTAGATTCTGCAGCGCTAGCTCGGAAGCATACTCGATACCGCGCTCTTGGAATGTGCGCTTGATCATGGTGCGGTTGGTTGTGATGCGCTGTGACTTAGGACGGTCGGAGAACGTCTTGTTGATACATGCGTAGCCGTAGTTTCTCATGGTTTGTATACTCCCATAGTTTTGTTGTCGATACTGTAATACACTTTCTTAACGCCCACATATCTTAGCACAGATTGGCACATACTGCAAGGCTTTGATAAACGAAAATCGCCTTTTTTTCCGATTCGACACACATACATTACTGAGCCTTTGGTCTTGCGACGATCAATGCCCAAGATGCAGCCAAGCTCGGCATGCTGTGTTGCATGTCCACAGTCGCGGTCACGGAAGCGATTACCAAACCGTGAGTGGCGATTCTTGTTTGTGGACAGTCCAATAATGTTGGAGCCCCGAAGCAGCAGTGCGCCATGACGATAGTCAGGGCTACACGATTCGTTTGCCAGCCGCGCGGCTAGCTCCATATATCTCTTGTGTCTTCCGGTGAGCTTCATACTTTAATAACAGGAAAGCCTTCGGGAAGAGGATACCCTTCCCGAAGGCGCAGTTGTTGTCATTACCGACGACGTGGACGGTGATGACGGGGGGTTGCTGGACGACGTTCCCAATGACCGGGCACCCAAACCCGACGATGGCTGCGACGAACCCAGTGACCGGGAACCCAAACAGCGTTTGAGTTTGGTCGGGCTGCTGGTCGGTTAGGACCAAAGTCGCGTCCGTGAACTGGATGTGACCAGTGGGCACGGTAAGCACGGGTGGCAGGAACCCACACCCAAGTAACAGACACAGCAGGACCACCTACTGTGACAGTTGCGCGGGGGTTTGGACGATGCCGGTTGTGCGCGTCAGCAGTTTGCGGCAGTGCTAAAGCAGCAGCCGCGACGAACGTGATAAGGAATTTCATGTTTATACCTCCTTCCTTGTTTGCTCACTATGTTAGACGTATGAGACTACATTTTTATTCATCCTTTTCTTCATTTTCTTCATAAAAATCTGAGGCTTCGCCAATACGTTGGTCGAACTTCATGATAACCTCATCGTCCATGATCTCCATGACTACCTTGCGGAACTCTGGATCTTGCAAACGCTCAACCCACTTTGAGGCTTGGAACTTAGGACCAACTGCCTCACCCTTGCTATCAAGCAGGGAGAACCAAGCACCAGCGCGTGCAAGACGAGACGAACTGTGGATTGCATCAAACCAGCTTTCCTCGTCCTGCACGCCGATAGCGTCACCCCACAGAATCTTAAAGTTGCACTGTCGCCCCTGTGTGCCAAAGCGTGACTTTTCAAGCTTTACCTTAACCTCGGAACCAATGCGGAAGCCCTTGTCATCTGTAATGTAGCTCGCTTTCGCCTTACGACCGGTCAGCCAGATACGCAAAGAATATGCGTAAATCATAGCCTTTCCGCCGGGAGTCATGTAAGGGGTTGTCAGGGCTTCTGACGGTGAGCGCGTGATGTTGGTCTTAAGCTGGTTAAGAACAAGGAACGTGCTCTGCGAATTGGCAATCGGCACAGTTAGTTTAGACATACCCTTCGCAAGAATACGTGCCTTAACTGCCATAGATGAAAGTGGGTTGAAGTCTCCCTCAACGTCTGATACAGACGGAGTTAGCGCAAGCGAATCCCACACAAACAACATGCGATTATCATTAGAGCCTAGAAGCTCTTCAATAGTCTCCAGCACAAACTCAACAGAGGTTGCCTGAACATACAAAAGGTTATTAAGATCGCACCCAGCGCGCTCAAGGAACGTCGGGTCAATCGCAGACTCGGAGTCGAAGTAAATAACGTCGATGCCCATCTTCTGTGCATTCGCCGCTACCTGCGCAGCCATGTAAGATTTGCCCGTAGCCTCAAGCCCAGCAATCTCAACCACCTTGCCGACAGGGATGCCAGCCAGCCGCCCACGACAAATAATAGAGTCGAGCCAGCGGGAGCCAGTAGGAATCCACTCCTTCACCTCCGTTGGGTTCTCTTCCTTAAGATCGTGTGCTACATTCTGACCAGCCTTCTTGTTGATCAGGTCGCGCATTTGTGTGATAGAGAGCTTGCCAGCCCCATTTGATTTCTTAGATCGTGCCATTCTCAATTTATTCTCCTGAGTAGTGATACTATAGTACCATAGATTATTTTGTTTGTCCAGCAGTTTTTTGAAAAATCAAACCGCTGCAAGTTTATAAAGGGCGGGTCCAGTTTCTAGATAATTTCTCATGAGCACCCCGTACCTCTTGCCCGCTTTCGTTTTGCCAGAAGCGCGTTCGACTTTCGCACGCATTTGAACCAGTACGCTCTTTTGCCCATCTTCGTCTTCATATACGATCTGAATCTTTGGATAGCTGCCCTCTAGAGCCAAGATTGGATACAGATTTGCTTTTTCCATTTCTTGATGAAACTTCGCACCAAATCGGGCGCGTCGGAAATCACCGGGCATGATTTTAACCAATTCAATGAACTCCGCGTCCGGTCCCACAGCGCCCATGCTAATATATTCTGCTAGTCTCTTCACAAAATCTGCTTCCAAACGATTTTCGTCAAGTCGCGACTCAAGGTTATTAAATGCGTGCTTGTATGTCAATGTTGTCGCCTGCGCAGCAAGGCGTAGATAGCCGCCCTCATCGATCTCGGTTCTGTAAAGAAAGGGCTTGCCGTCAGGAATCTTAGAAACTATTGCCTCGTATTCGGACTGCAGGCTGGAGACATCCACCCCCAATGGACTCCAGAAAGCCTCTTGAACACTGAAGGCTTTTCCGGTCTTTTGAGCAAACTGATCGCCGCCTTTAACTTTGAGAGAGAGTTGGTTTCTCTTCACAACACCATCAACAACAATAGAGATATCAACCTTTGTACCCTTTTGGTCCTCGGTCCCGGCAGCTTTAACAAGAATCTCGTTCGATTTCTTATTTTGAGCGAGGCGGGTTGCAAACTTGTGCATGGGTGCGCTGTTAACATATTTTACAGCACCCTCGTATTCGCCTGCTAAATGCTCAACCAATTTAGGATCTATCAGTGCCGCAAAAGGCTTCTTGGGCATAGCAACAGAAAAACTGATTGTGTCTTGGTAATCGCCGGTGAGATCCGGTACGGTGTTCGATACCGTTGTGCTCATGCTTTCAATGCGCATGACCAGATCCACAACATCAGCCACGGTTATGATGCCGATCTTGCCGGCGGCGCGGGCACTTAGTTTAGCGGCGATTGCTGCGGCAACGATGCCCTCCGCAATGTCTCCGCGATTTGGCAATTTAACTTTGCTTTCAGTGATATAGTCACGAAAGTTTTCCATAAACGGCTTCATTGTCATTACCCTATAATTAGTATTTCAGATGAGGAACCCATCGTTTTTTTGCCGACGCATTTGCCATCGACCCACTCGACATTCTTCATACCGTATGCCCACTCAGCAGTGACGATCTTCCGGTTAGAATAGAGGTCACGTACCTCTGGACAATCATTATATGACATGACCCAATCGGATCTGTCGGAAATCAAGTTATAAAGCGCCATATGGTCGAAACCGGCGTGTAAGCCCCCTGCTTGCCCGTAGAGCATCGCTGCGTCTTCAGGCAGCATGTAGGGCGGGTCAAGGTACAGAAAGGCTCTAGGGTGCCACGGAAGGCTCGTCTGGAAGTCTGCATAGTCTACCCTGAAATTCTCGGCGTTAAACTTACGCAATCGGTCAATGGATGATTGAGTGAATCGAGCATATGATGCTCGCTTGGACCAGCCACCAGAAAAGGTAGCTCCTGAGAAGCTGGACCTATTGATTGCGTAAAACTTTGCAGCCTTATCGTACGAGAACATGAACGATGGATCTCGTAGCTGTTCCCGAAAGTTAATAAAATCTTGTTTGGAGCATCCCTCTACAAGTTTAGTAATGCCCTTCTCTTCAATCTCATACTCCGTGCGCAAGTCAGCGACCTCATCAGCCAACTTGTCATTGTCACCACAGAGTGCTTGCCAAAACCATACAAGGGGCACCAACTTGTCATACCCAATGACTTCGGTGCCCCTTGATGCTACTGCTAATTCCACAGAGCCACCGCCAAAGAATGGCGAGCACAATCGTGGCACATCTTCCGGTATGTATGGGAGTATGTGCTTAACAGCGCGTGACTTACCGCCGGGGTAACGTAGTGGAGTTTTCATAGTTTACGAGTTTTTAGTATTCTGAACGTCAACACGAATCTCTTGGGCTGCAGCCTTTACTTCCTGCATAGCCTTTCGGACGCGAGTTCCAGCGGCGTTATTGCCTTTCTCATAAAACTTATGAAAATCAACCTTTACTTCTTCAAGCAAGGTGATCAACTGGTCTAGTTTATTGCAACTCATCTTGGTTCCTCCTATAAAAAGTGGCAGACTTTAGCCGGTCTGCCAGCGGATATTGGCTACTTCGTTTGAACAAATGCGTAAAGCTTCTCAGCTTCAGCAATGATCTCTTCTGTAGTGTATGGAGTAACCGGCTGTCGGTTACCCTCTGGCTTCATCAACTCGTTATCAAAAACTCGCTGATTTCGATCAACTACAATACCTGTAGCCATTCCCAGCAATTCTGTGCGTAGCTGGTATCCGCTTTTATTTTCACTCATGTTTTCTCCTTGTGTGTGTGAGTAAAGTGGCAGACTTTAACCGGTCTGCCATCGGTTTGGTTTACTCTGCTGCAGTATCAACAGAATCGGCGGCAGTGTCTTCACTGCCAGTGTCTTCGTCCTTATCGCCGCAAGCCACAAGAAGGCTAGCTGCAAGGACAGTGAGAGCGAATCTCATGTTGTCTCCTTGGGAAAGTGAGGCACCTGATAACCCTGTGCCTCCCTGTGGGCGGGCACTATGCCCCCATTAGTTCATCAAAGGCGGCGTCAACCGGATCAGTCGTGGTGGTCGTCGCGTTATACTTCGTCGTCTCTTGCGAAGAAGTCTCGGCACTTTGATCCCCCGACAAATACTCGTCAAGCATTGCATTAACCTCAGAAGTGGTCTTGCGCTCAAACAAGGTGTCGAAGTCGGGGATACTATCCAGAAGCTCTGCACAGCGCTCATCACCACCCACAGCTTCATCACAAAGCGGCGAGGAACGGCGACGAGGGGTCAGCTTCGTCTGGGGGAAGGAAGCACCCGAAGGCTTACCATAAGTAAGAACCAAATCGGTGCCAGTTTCGGGGTCGGTGATGTCACCGTACTCCGGGTTCAGGACTAGCCCAAGCAAGGACTCGTAAGCCATCTTGCCGTAACCCCAAGCGCGTACGCCTTGGTCCTCTTCGCCACGGACGAGAACAGGGCTGAAGAACCGCTGACGGGCGAAAAGCCCCTTTGCCATCTTCTTAGCCTCGTTGTCATCGTTTGCCGTACCCTCCTTCCAAAGAGTAGAAGCAAACTCGCAAACGGGACAGTCGTCGCCGAAGTTGCGCTTGGGACAAAGGAAACCACGGTTGTTCCCCACGTTATAGTGGAAGTGGAACTCGCGGAAGGGGTCGCCATCTTCGGTGGGCACAATACGAATCGCTTGCTCACCGTCGCTGGGACGCCAGAACTTGTTGTCGCCGGAATCTTTATTTTGGAGAGCATCCAGCTTAGCTCTCATTTTTGACAGGTCAATTGCCATGTTTTTACCTCTTGTTGTTATAGTCAAAGTGACGAATCTCTCACTTTGCTTTGCTTAGTATAGCCTATTCTGAATCATAAGTCAAGCCTTTTTCTCAACTATTTTCAAAGGGGCTATCAACCTCGATTTCGGTCACGTTGCCTTCCACAGTCTTCCAATTAAACATGCGGAATGCGTTTGTGTCCAAGTCCCAGACAAGCTCCATACCTTCGGCAAGGGTTGGCTTGCGCCCGGTGCCCTTGATTTGAGTAGTGATAAACTTATCGGGAATATCTGTGATACGAATGAAACGCATCGTTCGCGCCTCTCCGTTCTTTTTAGTGAATGTACCATTGTAGGCTTTCATCAGCATCATACCTCCTGTTCTTGCACTTCTGATGAATTGGCTATTAAATAGCCGTAGTTGTCGTCATAGTCAGTAGAGTGAATCCGTACCGATACGATAGTTTCATCACTTACCATATTCGCGCTACGCTCGCGCAAAGTCGTGAAAAGATTTCCGTCTGTTTCCAGTTGTTCTTTGTTGATAGCATAAATATAGCATCTTTCATTGATGGTGTCAAGAGGGAAAAACAACTTTTCTTCATTTTTCTCGATATCGACCAATCCGAACGTCGAAACCCGCGCTGTCGGCAGCGATGTGGACGGTGTATTGTAAACTGTCTTGGTGTTCAAAAAAACGTTAGTCATATGAATCGTGCCAGCGATCATCTCATTCAGACGATCATAGTACCCGATAACCGGAACGTTTTCAAGGATTTTTTCAATCTCTTTGTTGTCGATCATGTAAAGCCTCTCAAACACTCCACTTCTTGCATATTGCTGCAGCACATTTCTTACCACTCGCTCATGCAGACGGGATTCATTGTTGAGCAATGTGCGATCTGGCATAATATAGAGGATGCTCACCTTGCACTTCTGAATCTTCTCCAATATGCGCAGTG